TTTTGTTACTCCTTATCTTTAGTTATTATTTCATTCATATCTTCTTTCTCTACATCGAGCACTTTCTTTCCGAACAATCCCAACGCTTTCAGTAAGTTGAAATTATATCCCTTTGGCTTCAAGATATTGCTTATGATAGAGCAGAACTCTATGAAGCAGACAAACAAGCATGAATACACATCAATATTCCATTTATTGCCGGAAGCAATGTTTATCATCACCACCATACAAACAAAGGCAAAGTATGTCACCATTTTACCCATAGTACGGCGCACAGCACTTGAAAACCGAAATTCTTCACCCAATAGCAAGCATTTCCTTATCCCGAACATCAAATCGCATACAACGACTGAAAATGTTACTATCAGCCACGGTATCATGTGTTCCAATGACTGTGCAATAAAACTGCTTGCTATTACCGAGAAACCACCCGGTATGCTTTGGGTAATAATGTTATTCTTCATCTTATCGTTATTTGTCAATTATTCCTATCTTTGTGTCTCTTATCAAATAAGCGAACTACTGTCATTCCGTTTTGCTCGTGAGAGTAGGACGGGATTTTCATATCTTGCCGTAATAGCGGAACCACGCTCCCCATTTACGTTCTTTCAAGTAGTTCGGATTATCCTGGTTGAGTTTGGCTTCCATCTCAAATGCGCTCGCTCGATAGGCGTTTTTATTGACCTTACCGTCCCCAATCTTGCTGTCTGTAAACAGGTGGTACACGAAGCTCACAAACCATTCTGTCAAATAAAGCAGATAATAGAAAGACGGGATAAGTAACAGCCACCATGCACTGACATGGAATGCCAGCAATACGGAAGGGATAGCCGCTATCTCCATGCACTCGAAGAATTGCTTCTGATGTGTACGTTCATGGCGGATAGTTGTTTCGGACAACTCTTTCAGCTTCGTAAGGATGAAGCCGAAGAACATTATAGTTGTGTAGCCTCCAAAGAGGATAAGTTTGGCTAATTTGCTGTTGTAGTAGATTGTTTTCATATACATCATCTTATTTATTCATTACAAAAAGTACATAATCTAAATCATCAAAATCGCCAGCAATAAAACTTTGAATAGCACTTCCAGGTTGACATATATTTTCATTAATTTCCATTTGCGAATCACTACTACCTACAAGTCTACATTTATAGATTTCTAAATATCTAACAGGGCCGTTGCTTTCATTTTGTATATCAAAATCAATATTACTACCTACACCATTAGAATACCAATCTATTTTACCACTTTCAACAATAGTTAATTGTCCACTTCTATATAGACTAATATCGTGTGAACTAAGATTGGCTATTATTAACATTCTTGTTCTATATTGTGTATCAGTAGGTGGTAAATAGGTTAAAGCATCATATAATTTGCTCCAATCAAATTCTTTGCCCGCAATCAGCTTATCTCCAGCAAATAGCCCTGAGGTCAATTCTCCTATTTTTAACATAATCATTATCCTTTAATCGGTTACACAATATGCTGTATTGGCATCCTTAGAGCCAATAGTATCGTACTCGGCAGCGGTTTTCTTGGTGAGGGTGGTGAGGTTGTCGGAAACGAGTATATCTTTTACTACGAAAAAATTTGTAGCATTTGAATTCAATGCAATAAAAATTCTTTTTGTAACTAAGCTAATATTATTTGCATCGGCAATAGAAGTATAAGTATAAATAAACGAAAGTTCATAAGCTCCATTATCGGGATTGCAATATGTGTGACTCGTACTTACTTTAAAGATTTCTTTTTCTGTAATTTTTAGGAATAAAATATTATCACTTAATAATCTCTGTATAATATTTTTAAAATTATCAATGCTTCCAAATACAAGATTTATTTTTGATTCGGCTTCTCCTGCTTTAACTTCTTGATTTGAAATCAACTGTATATGAGCTTCATCTGTAATCGTAAGCATAATGTGTTTATCATCCACATACTTCTTCGTTGCAGGCTGGTAATCGCCCGTAGGGGTGAATGATGAAGTGTTGGTCTTGGTGAGGACGTCGTCCGTAAATGCAAACTCTTTCCAATTAGTCCTAACGCCCTGTTGATTACCACCACCTCTTGCAAACCATCTATTAGTTAGATAAGAGCCATAGATTTGATTAGAATGACCATAATTGGCGTTTGCGAAAATCAATGCTCCATTCTCATTAATAGGATAATTATTTTCAGGTGATGTGTAATCAGTAGGGCTTTTCTGCGTAGCAAACCCCGCTCCATTTATATCGTTTAAATTCTCTGATGTAAGATTTAAATGCTCAGGAACTTCCGCCCAATCCCCATTCTTACGACCGTATGCCTTTCCATCAGTTGGCGCTTCATCTATGCCGCCTATCTTCCCCTGGCTTACCCATTCGCCGTTCACCCATGCGTAGTAATCATAAGGGGCTTCCGTACCTACAGCCATGAACCCGTCAACTGCCGAACCATCGGGAACAGCGGATTTCAAGGCTTCAAGGGTGGCGTATTCACCAGCTACCTTAAATGACTTCCCAGGTTCTCCTTGTATACCTGGCTCGCCTTGTTCTCCTTTCAAAAATTCTAAAGGATAATTGACCACAGAAGCTTCACTGTCGCTTCCTGAAGGTTTAAATGCAGGCAATGACGTTACATCATCCGCTTTGTCCGCATTCGGTACTTCATTAACTCCTATGGAGTTAGCCATAAGGCGGGCAACTATTTCTTGATAATCCTGTTCTGTCCAAGCCATAACGCAAATTATTTATTTAGTATTTCGACAGAGTCATTGATTGCATTGTCAAATATCTGTTTCATTTCTTCTGTCGTCAATTCATTATTCTCCCTAAAAGAAAGTCCTAAAACACCATTGGCGGAAACATTGTAGAACCCCACAATAGTATCTCCCTTTACTATATTGGCTGTCATAGCACTAACTTTTTCAGATTTGTCTACAGACATGTTGTATTTGATACGTATGTCATCAGAAACTCTTGTTGTTCCTTTTTTATTAACATTTGTAATTTCCATTATTTCCCCTCAATTAAATTAATTACTTGTACATAGCCGCCGGGATTAAGGGAGGTAACTGCCTCTTTAATCATGGCTGCTTCTTCGATATTTATCTCCAGTTCTTCCATAGATTTGTAAACACGTATGCTTAAGTCGTACGCCATAACTTTTTCTTCCGGCTTAGCATTTGCTTTCCTTTCAAGCCATTTCCCGCTAAATAACAATGCGGAAACTACATTTTTAATTAATTGCGGAGCGCCATTATCTTCTATAATAACTTCTCCTTTGTAGTTTTTGAAGGGTTGATTAAAATTGATTTTCATATATTTGTATAGTTAAAGTGTTTAATAACGTCTATCTACAGAACCATCGGGATTGTAGAAAATCAAATCCATTGCTGTTAGCTTACAATAAAAAGGCGATGGATCTCTTACAAGCTCTCTTAATATTATATATCCACCGTAAGTGTTGGAAACGCTTTCAGTCCCTATCTCAGCAGAGACAATTTGTCCTTCATTCATACGAATTCCATGACTGCCTATCGTCATTACAGTTCTTCCGTCAATCAATCCAGCTTCTAAGGTATTTACCTTTATAAAATTAGAGTTTAAGTATCCGCCAGTGATTATGGTGCTTCCTAATTGAGATGCCTCAACTGCATCTTTGTATGCAAGTCCGCCAAGAGAAGACGATGAAACTTTCTCATTAATAGTGCTTTGTAAGGAACTATTCAAAGAGTCAAATGTAACAGCTCCGGATATATCTATTTTTTCTGCTTTAATCTTAATTCCTTCATCTCCTAAATTTATAGCAGCTATAACTCCATTTTTGGGAGTATATGCCTCTAAATTGATTTTATTGGCATTTATAACTATTCCTTCATCACTGACATTTATGGAATTAATGATGTCGTCCTTTTTAACGAATAATGAAATTTCATCATTTATTCCGTCAATTTTAATACCCAACTCTTTTACGCTGTCTCCAATTTCGGAAACAGACAACTCAATGCTATCAGCCCGCTGCTCAATCTGTGAGAACCTTTGATTGTTGCTTTCCGAGAGTTCCTTTACTTCCAGCCTGATACTTTCTGCCGTCTGCTTTATTTCGGAACTCAATTTTGTATATAAATCCTCGAATGCGTTTTCGGTAAGAGCCAGCGAATGTATGTATATATCCCCCGTAAACTTCAATTCAAAGTCGCCCGTTCCGTCCCATGTGCCGGAATACTCTTTCATTGCGTATTCCTCACTCGGTTCAAGACGTTCGGTGAAATGCAGGTTCTGACCGGGAAATCCTATTGTCAGCGTTCCGGCTGTAGCTACCTTATACCGGAAAGAGATAAAGAACTTTCTCGGTTCTTCTCCTTCCTCATAGGTCGGTTTATTGGCTAAATCAGCATTTGACTGTTTAATTCCGGAAGAAAGAATACGAAGCACGTTTCTATCCCCGTCTCTGATAACGGCAGCCATGGCATCCTTGCGGGAATAGAACTTGTCGTTAACCAATAAGAACTTTCCGTTCACAGTAAAGAAACGAACATCGTTCTTTGTCTCCCAACCGTTCGTATTGCTTGCAAATGCCGCATTGTACAGGTAATTATCCTCTGCCTGCACCTCGTCAAGCACTTTGGAGATTTCAGAGTAAATCAAATCTTCCAATATCTTGAACTGGGTAAGGATATTCACACCCGTTTTCAGGATAAAGTCACCCATGAACTTGTTGCCTTGCGGACTGATAACCGTCACTTCCTTGCCAGCTAAAGAATAAGAATTTATTCCTGCATACTGGTGGATACTTGGTGCATCGTCCCCGTACACGGACAAGGTGATTGCGTTCTGACGCTTCTTGTCCGTTCTGTTTCCGAGTTGTACAAGGCTATCACCTTCCTGCGGTATGTCGCTGTTTGCATCGCAGTCCGTCTTGCTAAGATCTATGTAATCCTCGCCGACACCTACGCATAGGCGCCAATAGTAACGGTTGGATACATTCTCGTAGACACCCGGCTTAATGTTGAAGTCCTGGAAACGTATCTGGTCGCCTTCCTTGAACGGGGTCTCGATAGCCGTTTCTCCATCATCCACCAAAAGATAGCAACGCCAAAAATCCTCGTGTTCTTCCACCTTTCCGCATTTCATTCCGGCAGCGGTAAACATGTAGTTTCCGCCTGCATAAGAGAGCTTCTTTATCTCCAGTTCGGAGAACATCGCCTTGATACGCACAAAGAGTTCGTCCACTTCAATGTAGGATTTACCCGTCTTGCTGTCTACTTTAATAACAAAGCCTTCACCGAGAGCACCGGAAGAAAAGTTCATTGATTGGATGTAGTCAGAAAATAATCCACCTAAGAATTTTATTAAATAGCTGGTTTGGTCTGGCTTGATTTTACTGATTGCGCGCTCCGCTATCTCTTGAATAACCCTAAGAGCACTCATTAAATCGGTATCGGTAACATCATCCACCTTTACATGCCTCTCTAATATCCTCTTTACAGATACCCCTTTTATCTTTATCCCATTCAGAAAATCAACAATAGCTTTTACGGAACTGTCGTTCTTCTGACTGATAAACTCTGCAGCTGCACGTAATGATGACAGCACGTTAGCATCCGTAAAAGATTTAGAATCGTGTTCTTTTATTATATCAACACCTTTTCCGCCCTCGATAACAACATTTCCGGTAGTCCCCCCATTGCCAATAACAGCTCCTACTGGATAATTTCCTGATCTTGATTTAGTCGGAACGGTTCTTGTTATTATAGGAACATCTATCATATTTCGAGCATTATACAATTAAACCTATTCATCTTATAGTCAATGGTACCACCTACATTGATGAATTTCTTATTAACCATAAATCTGTCCGACAAAACAGTGTTGGGGGATATGTACTGATTATGCTTTAAAACTTGCGTCAATTTTATTCTAGTAGTCTTGTAATGATTTACTATACGTGTAATCAGAAGCTCTTCAGGACGTTTATTGCTATCCATTATTGAATTATACAAATTATCCTCCACATACCCGTCGTTAATAAAACTCAAATGCCCTGCATACATAACTTTACTATACCCTGCTCCGTCTTCGTTGTATGAACTTATTTTAAAGTCGATGTCCTCGAGTTCGTTGATATAATTTTCATTTATCACATTTTCATAAATTCGATCCGAACCGTTAGAACTAATCCCCCCATCTTGTTTTATGAATTTAATAGTGAAATTTTGCAAAAAAAGTCCGTATTTATCAACTTCAGAAGGATACAGACTCGCAAGTAAAACAAACTCCAAATCTCCCGCCAGTACCCCCGGTGTAGCGATTGACGAAGTATATATCATTTTTCCCGCGGCCCCAGTATATGGATCCGATAATTTTTTATCGTTATCAATTTCTTTATAATCCGCGTCTGAAAACTTTCCGAAAGACAAATACGAGCACTTATACAGACTGCTTCCCAAACACGCTTCATCTGTCGTAAAATCATTTCCACCGACGAACAATTTAAATCCGACCCTCAAGTCCCCTCCCCATTTATCCTTTGTTAAAGGGGATAGGGCCGAATTTTTGAAATACTTAGCTGAAGCACTTATGCAGAAAACTCCCGGTGGATAGGCCACACAAGGGCTTTTCAATTTAAATACGGGAGTATAACCGCCAATTGAACTTCCATTTGAGTTTTTTAAACGGATTCGAACAACATTCGTATAATTATACTCTGTGATATTAGGTACCTTACCCCCATCTTTATTCTCCATCTTATAATTACAGTATTTCATTGGCAACGCTCCGAGCAGTTCTTCTGCGCCGTAATCGCCTTTATACTCGCCTATATTCCCAACCGGCGCGGATGACGAGCCTGCATACTGCATCATTTCGGTATCTGCCGGTAGCATCAATACTCTGTGGGACACGTCATCCCCTGCCACTATATCATTTAGAGCCACTAACGTTCCCAAATCGTCATAGTTAATACTGAAATCCAAATCTGCTACGGGATAATTACTGCATTTAACCCTTACCTTGTTATACCCGGGAATAATATCAAGTTTATGTTCCGCCCCCATGAATCCTATATCATCCTGTATACTCATTTCATTAATTTCGGCATTTGTCTTATCTGATAAATCAGTACTGAATCGATGGTATGTTCCCGAATGATCCACATCTATGAAGTACAACTCCCCTTTCCAATCTACACATGTCCAGTTAAGGAACTTGCAGATTTCCTCAAGGACTTCTTTCATTTTCATAGGTTCACCGTCTTCGTCAAAAAAATTCTGTTCACTAATCAGCATTTCGTCTATGACATTGCCTTCTTCCATATACTTCTCTCGGCTACGCGCATACACATACGGAACATATACAGCCTCATATCTTCCAGCTGAATAAGCTACACATCTTCTTAACAAACTCCACAAAGAAACAAACCGTTTATCATCGCCTTCAGTTTTATAATTGATAAATTCTAACACAGACATAGCTGACACACATTCAATATCAAGAGTGAATTGTTCTGATGAATAATCCTGAGTATACAGCTCTGGTTTTATAAAGCCGCACCAAGTAATAGCATTATTTACTTTCAGCGTAACCCTATATTGTCTATATTCTGTGCTAAAAAGAGACTGCAAGTATTCACTCCCTACTACCGACAACGTAGCTGTTGAGAAACGTGTAGGCGTATAAAGAAATTCCTCATCATCAATATCGACGGTAAATGGTGTCTCTCCGGCTATTAATTCTGTACTGCCACCCGTATAGCCTTCTCTCTCTATCTCTACTACGCATGGAGTATTGTCCAGCGCTGCGAATGGAACCTTATATATTAATCCGTAACTCATGATATTGTTTTTTTTCCTTGGGATTTCAACTCATTGTTAATTGTCAGTATAAGGTCTTTTGCCCTGACCCTTGTCGACACCGTAGAACTCAATTGTCCGGAACGGTTAGTGATTCCGCCGTTAAGCGCTTTAAACAGATTGCCCTGCTGTCTGGTATTCAGAATCATCTCGCCTGCATTGACTCGTGCTAAAATCTTATCTCCGGAATATGGACCGCCCGAAATAATACCGCCATTCGCAAATTGAGGTATCGCACCCCTTGCGGCTTCAATCATAGCCGTCATAGCCGCAATCTGCGCAGCTGCAAGTCCCGTTCCGGCAAACGGTATACCCGCATAAGCCGCCGTACTTTTAGCGGCCATCTCGGTCATGGCGGCTGATGTCTTCAGTTTTGCATTGGCTACTGTTGTAGCTGTAGCAACACTATCTGCTGCCGCCTCTGCCACTTTACCGGCCACCGCCTTCTCGCTACTTTCCTTAGCTCCTGCCAGCTTACTACTGATAGCAGATATGTTCTCGATAGTACGGATAACACTTGCCACGCCATCGACAGAATTCATGATTGCATTCCACACTGCCATTATCTTTTCCCAGGCTGTCGCATCCACGTCATTCATCACATCTCGCAAGCTCTGGAATGCGCTCACCATCCTGTCTGATGAGGAGGCAATGCTCTTCACGCCATCATAGATATTCTCATTAAGTTCCCTACTGAGATTCTTGATGTCCTCCTGAATCTCGGCTATCTTGAGAGCGTCCTCCAGGCTACTCACCTTACCCATAGCGCCATTCAGTTCTTCAACAAGATAATCCGCGCCATCTGTAACGGCTCGCTGCAATCTGTTCCTATACTCGTCCCAGATATCCAATTCTTCACTCAGCTTCTCAACATCGCTCTTCTTGTAGTCAAAAGTGGTATCCCTCCGACCGCGTACCGGTGTGGCCTCGGCTCTAACTTCTTCTTCCAGGTCCTCTACGATGTTTCTTGTAGTGGCCATAGCGATGTCCATCATCGCTTGCCGATAGTCTTCAGCCAGCTTCCCCGCATAATCACTGCCGCTGACACCCTTGTCGGGAGATGACATGGCTGATATAAGAGCGTTCTTGGTAATATCGGCGTAGGCTTTGTTGTACTCATCGACACTCATAGCCTCTACCTTCCGACGGGCATTCAGTTCCCTAAGAGATTGCGCATAGCGTTCCTGCTGTTTCTCCAGTTCGGACTGTCCAGAAGATGAAATGTCACCGCCAGTGCCAGCGCTTGTTCCGCCACCATTCAGCGGAGATGCCGTTTCCGTCACAGTTTTAGCAATAGCCGATTCTGCCCGTCGGGATGCATCTGTCAAGACGCGTACAGTTTGCAGATATTCTTTCGCCGCTAAATCGATACTATTTTGCTTGAACACGTGATACCGCCCGCCATTAGATTTGACATAGGAGCGGCTCCTCGAGTAGTACTCTTGCCTGGATGTTGCGGATTGCTCACTGCTGGGATACATCTTCGCCAACTCCCGCAGTTGTTTCTCGGATAGTCCAACATCAGACGCTATCTCGCCAATGCGAGCTTGCAGTTCTACTTTCTTCCTGGTGTAGAAGTCTGCTTCAGCATTGGCTTCCAACAGTCTGATACGTTCACGGAGCACACTGTTAATGTCCTGTTCCTTCTTTATCTGTACGCCCAGGCTTGACTCTATTTTGGCCTGTATCTGTTTCTGCCGGTCCCTATTTCCGGCGGCATCATTATATAACTTCTGCAATGTCTGTAACTGCGTAATCTCGGCTGTGTGAGTAACACCCTCCGCCTCCTTTTTATAGTCGGAAAAGATATTCTTCACCCTCTTGGCCTCCGCGTACATATTGGTGAAGTAACCGACAATGGCGGCCAAAGCCGATATAAGCGCCATTTGCCCTACGGTACTCCACAAGGCTTGTATCTTCACCCACGCCCCGACTGCTGCCAGCTTCATGGTGTTCATCGCCTTCCCCCAGGCTGTAGATGACTGTACGGCTGCAGCCTTCGCCGATGCCGCCCGAGCCGCGTCAGCGGCTTTACTTTCTGCCAATGCTGCTTTGGTCAATGCTCTCTCAGCCTTATTCACTTGAACTGCTGTAGCTAACCTCTTGCCGTTTTCTATAGTATTATATGCCGTCTTGGTCTGCTCTAATGCCAGCTCGGCGGCGATCCTTTTCTGAGTGGCCAATAACTTCTGCTGTTCTGCTGTCTGAGACACAGATATTGTAGTGCCAATCATATTCCAGTATTGGGCAAAGTAGACTACTACTGACTGCAGCATCTTACCTGTGAAGACAGTAGCGATGAATGCCGCAAGACCACTGAAGCCGTCACGAATCTTACCGATAGCCGATGCGGTGCCGTCTATCAGGCTCTTATAGAATTCTTGAAAACCGGAAGACTTGACCACCTCCGTAAACAGGTTTTTAAGGCGATTTACAGATATTTCTATGTTATCCGTATCAACCTCAGGAATCATCTCGTTAAGCGCCTCTGCGAACTTAGGAAGCACATCTGCGCTCATTAGCTTGCCTTGCCTCATTAAATCATCTAAACCCGCTACAGTAGTACCCGCTGCCTTGGCCATGGCTTGCATGGCTATAGGCAGTCTTTCGCCCAGTTGCAGGCGCAGTTCTTCAGAACTGACCTTACCCTTACCCATCATCTGAGATATGGCCAAAAATACGCCATTGCTGTCATCAGCGCTCAAACTGAATGCCGATACGGCCCGGGATACAGATTCAAACACCTTCTTCTGTTCATCCATAGCCATGCCCGATGATGTGGCCGTAGCTGTAAACTTAGCAAAGCTATTGGTAAGTATATTAACGTCCTGCCCGTACTTTCTCGCCAGATTGATAAGATACCGCTGGTTGCCAGCAAACCGCATAGCACTACCCGACACGTTCTTCAACGCCGTCGTCACTCGCCCCGTCTCCCTTGCCACCTCAACAAACCGGGATAGCAGATTACTCAAGCCGATACCACCAGCTCCCAAAGCAGCCGCGAAAGTAAGCGCCTGAGCCTGCATAGACCGGAACGACTCTTTAACGCGATTCGTCCCCTTCTTGAAGTTTTCCGTAAGCAGATTCACTGCAATACTGAATGATAATCTTCCAGCCATATCATTTGAATTTTAACCCGTTTTTCATAAAACTCTCAAATTGTGCGACATCTTCATCGCTAATTTCCTTCTGGGTGTTATCCTCCCAGGGGAAAGCGATAAGGTCCTTGGCACCGTTGACCATCTTAGACGCGTCAATATGCGGAAGGATAGTAAGATAGGTCCACAGCCTTCTTTCTTCCATGATTTCCTTACGCTTATTCTCATATGCCAGCAGGTACATCGGTATATCGCACAGTTCCATTTCATTCATCGCATAATAGGCATCCAACCCGGACATGACCAGCATGGATACGATATCGGCTATCCTGATATTGTCTGTTTTGCCGCAGCTCCCTTCGTTCTGCGGCATGAACTGCCCCACCATGGCCACTTCATCCTTCAATGCGGACATCTGCGCACTGCACAGTACATGATTCGATGTTGTATTCCGATACACAGCCAACGTACATTTCACCCCTTTTTCGCAGATTGCCCTACAGTACAACAAGGCTACCACATCCTCCTCATCGGACATATCGATACCGTTGAATGGTTTACCTCGTAACTGCTCCCACCTTATGATTGTCTTAATCTTCATAACGATTTACTTTTTAAAACAAAAGACGGCCATCACGGACCGCCTTTCGCATAGCCAAGTTAACCCCCAAAAACAACGAAAAGAATACCTGCCGTTATGACAGCTCTACTCCCGCAACATACTTAAGACCACCGATACCCTTGAATGATGCTGAACATTTAGCGAGCTGTCCTGCTTCTGAAGTGATGGAGAGCGATGTAATCATCAACTCGCCCGTATAGTTGTCCTTCTCAGAATCAAGAGTGAAAGTTCCACCGAAATTATCCCGGTCCGTTGACGCTGCCTCGCCAAAAGCAAAAGTCAACGTTTCACCGGCTATCTGCTTCGCCAGCAGCGTATCAAAGCTCATTTCACCCTCTTTACGAGTTATCAATGATTCTGATGACACTGTATAGCTCTTCTTGCCGGGTAATGACCCGGCCCAGTCGCCCAACATCTTATTAGAGATGTCAATTTCCTCCGTAGTTACTTCCAATGTCGCATTAGATGCGAAGGCTATGGGCTGTCCCCCCACGAAAACGAACAAGTCACCTCTGTAGATGTCATTTCTCGAATCCAATTTAGTTCCTGCCATAATTTTATCTCCTCCTAATAGAAATTTTTATTATTTGTACAAATTTATTATCAACCTTATCCTCGGTAGCATCTTCACAGCGTATCGCAATGTCGGGATTCGCAAATTCGCCTACCAAGGCGTCGTATATGTAAATGGCCATCTGCTGGCTGCGGTCATAATCCTCGCTAACCGCTGTAACGTATACTATTGGAATCTGCTCATACACTCCCATCTTAGTGGCATCTTCCTTGAATCCGTCACGCTGATAGACTATGTAATCGCCCTCTGTACCATCTGGCGCAAGGATAGGGAATATCTTCTCCCCTACCAGTTTCATGAGATCCTCATGATTGAGCAGCAATGCACGTACCTCCGTTGTCGCTTGGAACATGTTCATTCTGTTACCTCCTTGAATTAATCCTATCTACTGCTCTACGAATGCCCTCATATACTGCATCCATAGCCCTTCCTTCTTCACTCTCCTTGGCATCGCTCCAAAAATGATTGCCAGGCATGATGCCACGATATTCCCCTCGGCGGGTATATCGGTGCTTCGTGCCGAGATCAACAAGATGTGAATGATTACCTCCTGGACGGTCAAAACCAGCCAAAGCGCCCAACGATGATCCTTTTACCCTTGTCGTGAATGAGTTGTATAGGTGATTTGTCTGCCGTCCGTGACGAAGAAGACGAGCGCGGAAATTAGACCGTCCCTTGGCACGAAATAAGACAACTGCCGCACGGAGTCCGCTCCGCACAGCCTTGTCCTTTTCAAAGTCTCCCAATTCCCGAATAAGGTACCTTACATTATCCAAATCTTCCACGCTCACCTGTATCATACATCCATCTTTTTAAGTGTTATTGTAACCATATTGGCCTCAGGTTCCAGCATCCGTATTTCCCAATAGCATCCCGCATACTTGACACGGCATCCATATTGTATCTGAGGATAGGCATAGGTGTACATCACTACGGATTGGCTTATCGTCTCTTCGTAGGCATTCTCCGTCGTCGGATGCAGAGTCTGCTTTTTGCGACCTGCGCGACAGCAGAATACTTCCTTGTAAGACTTTGTTACGGCTCCGGTGGGACTGGTTACTAGAGCTGGAGACTCGAACACCAATACATATTTCAGTTCGCCTGCTCTCATAAGCTGTAGTTACGATATAATGCTGTAAGATACTTCACACCTTGCTCCAGTGGTCGAGTTTGCACGGCGGTCACTTCCTCACGATTAGCATAATATGCGCCGACCGATAAAAGGACAGCCTGTTTCAACGGTGCCGGTATGGTCGCGGCACCGTCAATAGAAGCCAGTTCCGAAACAGTTATGCACAATTCCTTAGCCACTTTCTCTTCGGCAACCTCAACGAGAGATTGGATATAGTCATCGTCATCTTTATAATCCAACTCTACGTTGAGGTGTTTCTTAACCAACTGTAAGTCAAGATAGCTCATATCATCACTTCATTGATGCAATACAGAATGACTCCTTACGGATAAAACCCATATTCCAGTAAGAATTGACAATCAACCGAACTGTACCCTTCAGGGCTTGAGTATACGGGTCAACCAACAATTCAATACCACCCCACTGACCAACGAAATAATCCGCCCAATTACCGAAGACTATACCGTATTCATCTGATGAGTCTCCAATTTTAGACGGTATGCTATTCGTGCGCAGCGCCTTGTAACCATTCAGCATACCGTCACCGTTTCCGGTGAAGATAAAACCTCCGGCACCACTTGCATCTTTCACCTTAGTCTTGGCTTTGCCAATCAACGTGGGGTGCATAATATATGCCAGATTTCCATACAATGCGTTCTTGGTATCTGCTTTGGTTTCCATATACACAATATTAGCCCAATTCAAGTCGCCCTTGACTATCTCATCCAACATCGAACTGTCAAACATACCATCCGGAGTATTAGCCACGTCTTTCCCCTTACCAAAAGCCGTAGTCTCCAGTTTCTGTGCAATCGCAGTAGCGAGAGCCTGACGGATATATGCTTCGACAGACTGATTCTCCTGAATAAGTAATTGTTTGCTGATATCTACGAAGGCTGTCAGACGAAGAGGCTTATAGGTGGTGCCTTTAGTAAAGGCTCCCGCTCCGTCCTTAGCGTCACTATTCTCTCCTTCCCAACTTACATTAGCCCCACTAAAGGAAGGCCAATAAATATCTCCCTGAAGACCTGTCATGAATCTTGCACCAGCACGTGCCAATACAAGCGCATTCTGTAACGGCAACAGCATTTCCTGTTGTTCTTGGTCGATAACTACCCCAGTTGCCGACTCTGTTGCAGCAGTAAAAGCCGACCGATTTTCCAAACTGACCGGAATAACAATACCTTGATTATCCGGAACCTGAGAGACGCTCATTCTATGGTATTGCGTCGCTTCATGAATAATAGCGGCTTCCGTTTCATGCTGTTCACGTCCATTAACCATGTTTCGGATAGCACGTGACAGTAAAAATCCGCCCTGACGGGTTACATGCGGACGTCCCGGAGAGGTGTTTTCATCCATACGTTCCTCAATTTCAAGGTCGATTTCCCTCATACGAAGCTGATTAGCGCCAAGTAACTCATTCTCTTCGGCTGACAGTTGGCGCTTTTCTGTCTTGGCCTTCTCAATAACATCCTTAGAACGAGCAGAAAGTTGCTTCTTCTCGTCCTTCAACTCTGTAATGCTCTTCAATTTAGGCATAATCTTAAAAGTTAAAAGATTCAACAATATTCTCGTAATAAGAATCAGGAACTTCCTGCTCTTTTTTTCTCAATTCCTCTTCAGCAAGTTCTTTTCCACGCAAATAAACAGAAGTCTTACTATAGGCAGCATTATATACAGGAGAAACATCATACAACTCACCGAATTTCTCAATAGTACGAACCCAAGAACCGTCTTTCTGACGTTCCCAAGTGTCTTTCTCCACATCAAAACAGAAAGAACTCTCCGTAATCTCGCCACGACGAATATTTTCAAGTAATTCATCACCTAACGGAGTATTCGGAGCCTCGAATCGGTACTTCAAACCTTTCTGGTCAACTTCTAGTTCCAATGAACCCGCCCCTTCCTTACTTCTGGCCAAAATACCTCGCGATTGGTTGTGATTCATCAGTGCAAACACATCACTTTTGGCTATCACCCCATCCAACGCTCCGCGCATGATTACTTCCTTGAATGATAAGCCATCAGATGGCGTGTCAAATAGCATGGCGTAACCTTCGACAGTACGTTTTTCCTCATTTCCCCCTGTAACTTGAACTTGAAATGAGGTATTTCGGATTTCTTTTTTCTCTTCCATATCACTGTTCTTTCCCATTAACATTTTGTTTGTCCGACAAATTAACAGGTCGCGTTAAAATAACTTCCTTAACTTCCTTAACTGCGTTATCTAAAGTCTGTACATTGACTTGCACAAACGCTTTATCTCCATTTTCAATTCGGGGGAGGTTATTCTCTCGGCGAACCTCATTAGGAGTAGCTGCTCCTACGACTGAAAGGTCTTTCCAATAAGCAGCCTGAGCTGCCTTATCCGTTCTTAGGATTGCGGATGTATCGAATTCAGCTTTCAAAGTCTTCATCTCGGACAGTAAAAACACTTTCCGGTTAATTTCCTGTTCTATCTTAGTTATTACGGCCAATGCTGTGTCAGTAAGATACTGCAACTGGGTTGCTTCAACGGTTGAATAACTTGATTTCGATAAGTCAAAAGCCTTAACTGGAGAAACAGAGAAAAAACGACAAATATCTACAACGTTAAACATGCGAGATTCTAACAATTGGGAGTCCTTAGGGTTTATGGTAATAGGCTGATAACGCATATTGCCCTCCAATACGGCTATGCCGTTAGGATGATTAGCCACACGCTCATCCCACGTATCGTATATCTGATCCTTCTGTTCCTTACTCAGACGGGCCCCCTCTACGGTTAATACTCCGCTGACCCCCCACTGCGCAAAAAGCCCTCGGCATGCTCCTCGCTACTGGTTGCTATTCCCAACGTCTGACGTGCGTGGGTCAAAGTAGAAACGCCAATAATGCCATCATAAGAGAAATTTAGAACATGAATCATGTCTTTGGGTTCCACTAAAGATGAAAATCCCGTCACCTGGTACCTCTTACGAGATATTCCTTTTCGGTCTGTAATCCACGTAATGGTCACTTGGTTAGACGGTATGTAGATGAGTTGAACTACTCGTAACTGAGCATCGCGCTCAATATAGGCATATCCGTTTCCCGTAAGAAGTACGGAGGCCATTAATGTCTTAAAGAAAACATATCGGGTCATGTCTTCATTTGGTTCAAGATCCAATAACGTATAGACCGGATGTTCTTTTGCCTCCCGTTTAAATCCGTCAGTATCCACCCGATAAGTCTTCAACGGAAGCACCGCAACACTATCCGATATCAAATCTACGCACCGATACACGGTAGATAGCAGCATCGGTTTGCTCCGGCTAGTCAACGCTGGCCAACTACCCCTATAACCCCACGCAGGAATTCGAGATAGTTCCTCCTTACCGGCCCTGCGAATCTCATATCCGAATATCTTCATTTTGTTTTTTTTTCGTAAAACCGAAATTGTGTCAGACAAAAGCTAGTAAAACTCTCCGTATCGAGGTGAATCCAAATATCCACCGAGGGCTTCCAGCATAGCTATGACACCATCTATCTTTTTGTCATCGTATTGCTTAGAAGGCTTCGTATTCCCGTTTTTATCTCTTGCCATCACCACATTTCGGAAACAGTGGCGGTTGATAATGTTGTTGTCAATAACAGCCCTGCCGGACAGAAGCAAACGCTCCATTTCTTTAGTCGGACGATTGAAATTACCCAAAGTTTGAGAAAACGGTTTCATCGGCAACCCTTTCTCTTCTGCGTTGATGGTAAACTGGGTGGCATTCCATTGGTCATAGCATATAGTTTGAATGAATAATATCTCGCGCAGAGTCATGATGTCGTTGAGAATATAGTCGTAATCGGTTACATTACCAGGTGTGATAGTAATCAGGCCTAAGCGCCTCCACGAACCGTACAGTTCCTTAAATCTCTTTTCCTGAAGTGCAGCCTCCGGAAGATAGTAATTAACACCGAAATACAGTTTATCTGATGCCGGTATCATGTATGCCATACAAGTGAGGTCGCTAGTTGATGACAGGTCAATCCCCATATAACATTCACGATTACGGAACTTTTCAAGTTCTATAGACTGCGATCCCTTAAGAATGTAATGCTCTGGAATCCATACTGTCTCGCTGTCACACCAGAGATTGAAATTCTTAGTCTTGACGCCAACCTCCTCAGATGGCGAATTAACAGCAGCCCGTACCTGCGTTTCCAGATAATTAGGCTTGACCGTCACCCCGAGATTAGGATTGCTCTTGCCCCAAGTCTTCGGTTCCTTCCAATCGTCCCCTTCATCCATGCAGTAGATAGCCGCAAAAAGGGTGTCGTCTTCCTTAAGTCCACGCAGCACCTCCTGGCACATGTCCCGATACTGGTAGCATGGTCCCAACTTATCGAATCCGGCTGTAGTGATAATAACGGCCATCGGATTGTCACGCATACCCTGAGATGACTGGAGCACATCCTTCAGCCCTGATGTCTTGGCTGCGTGGTACTCGTCAATCAGATACATTGATGCGTTGAAACCGTCCAGTTTACTGTCATCAGCGGCGAACACCTGAAGTAGCGATATCATACGGCTGTATTTGACCTTATCCCGATAACTCTCCAGGTACTTGCCCTTCGGATCCAACCCACGCGCAAACTGGGAACAAAACTTGAATGCAATCTTTGCCTGCTCCTTGCTGTTTGCCGCCAGGTCCACCTCAGCGTCCATCTCGCCATCAGCTATGAGATGATACAGACACAAACCGGCTGCGAATGCAGTTTTGCCGTTCTTACGAGCAATCTCTATATAAACGTATTTTGTCAACCGTTCATCCGTACCCTTCAGATAAAACCCATATACTGCTGCAATGACGAATTGCTGCCATGGCTCCAGAACAAACGGTTTGCCCGCATGACGACCCGTGAAGTGGGATAATACGCCAAAGAAGGCTATCACATCATCAGCCTTATTCTCGATGAACTCATAACGGTCATCTTCCATAAAACGGAAGAATCTCTCAACTGCAAGCCGAATGAGTTTACCCGCTACGATGCGTCCTTCTACAACATCACGAGCATACTGATAATATGCCTTCACGGACGACTGCATCAGCACGCCTCCTTACGTTTCTTGAGAAATGTATCCAACGGCGATTCCATATTATCCTCACTGGCCATTGCCTTGATGCGTGTCTTGGATTTTGCGGTCAACCCGTACTCCTTAGCAATCTCTATATACTGTGCCCAACTCTCCTTCAAGATGTTGGTTTCCGGCCTCTTAACGGTTTCACCCTTGCCATTCGTCATTGTATATCCGTTTTCGGCAAGTACATCCAAACACCTCAGGTACGTATCGTATGCCGTAGCCATTCGATGTAACTGCGGTATGTCGGTGACATCCAGTGTAGATACTAATTGAAAAGTG